TATAATGAAGTTTCAGAAACTATAACGATGAATGGTCAAACTGCTGTTACTACATCTAATACTTATTTAAGAGTTAATAGAGCATTAGTTTTAACAGCAGGAAGTAATGGAGTAAATGCAGGAATTATATATGTAGGAACAGGAACAGTAACATCAGGAGTTCCTGCAAATAAATATACTACAATCAATGGAGATGGTACGAATCAAACACTTCAAGCATTTTGGACAGTACCTGCTGGTTATACTGCTTATATTTATCAAACAAATATTTCAACAGGAACATCATCAAACACTCCTGCTGTATTAAAAACTTTATTAGTTGTAAGACCTTATGGTGGAGTATTTAATACAAAAGAAATAATTACAATAAGTAACGGAAATCATTTACAGGACTACACTTTTCCTCTTAAAATAACGGAGAAAAGCGATATTGAATTTAGAGCAGAATCCAGTTCACCATCTGTAAGTTTTAATGTTTCCGCATCTTTAAACATATTGTATAAACAAAACTAATGTCTAATATTTATAAAAACGCATTCTTTGATCCTAGTGATACCTCTAATACGGTAGTTTATGCTACTGATTCTTTAACCAGAGCTATTATTCAGAACATTCAAGTTACGAATGAAAGTGGTAGTAAAGTTGTGAGAGCCTATGTCTTTGATGCAAGTAATTCCAACACTGCTGTTCAAGTAGCTTATGCTGATATTACAGGACCTACTATATGTAATTTAGCAAAAGGTCCTATCATTTTAGAAGAGAGTGATACCTTAGTTTTAAGTAGTTCAGATACTTCTGGGGTTAGTGCTACAGTCTCTATTTTAGAAGTAAATAGAGGATTGATTCAACAATAATGTCTTTAGACAATTTAGTTAAAACTATTAATAATAAAAAAATAAATTTAACAGAAGAAATGATTCTTGAAAGATTTCTTGACAGAATGAGATGGCCAAAAGAGTATCATGATGGGCAACCCTCTCTTGAATGTATAAAAGAAAAGGGAATCAAGCATCAAGATTTTTTTAAACAAGATGGATATTTAGACTCAGAAAAATGTATAAAAACTTATGAAGAGGGATATACGTTAATATTGTCTAACTGTGGTGGTTTGACTAGAGATATTTGGATTATTCAACAACTGATTAATAGTTACTGTAAAAGTTTTCGTAACTGTAATCTCTATTTAGGAAGTGGTAGAAAATCAGTATCTTTTCCTAAACATACTCATGATTATGCTGTCTTAGTAAAGAATATTTATGGTGAGTCTGAGTGGTTAATTGGGGGCGAAAAAAGAACGCTAAAGAACCAAGATTGTTTATTTTTTGATAAAAATACAGAACACGAAGTAATTAATATCGAAAGTAGTAAACTATCTTTGACTTGTGATTTAGGCAATATAATCGGTTGATTTCCTATCTTTTCGCCTATAAAACTATACTATGGCAAAGATTACAGATGAACCGGTCATCTTACGCTATGAATACGACATTGAGGGAAATCAAATCCCTGTCTATAGCTGTAAGGTCGAAACAACAATTACTAATACAAGAACTGGCGTAGAGTATACCTCTCATGAAGAGTGTCAGGCAGACATTGATAATGCCGATACGGATACAACAGAAGCTGATATTAGACGAGACGTAAACGTCATTGCCCCTAAATTATTTACAGGTGCCGTGACCCCAAAAAAATAAGGATGTAAATGTTAAAAAAGATTCTACCCGCAGTCACAGGAATCGCTGGTGCTTTTCTTGGTGGCCCTATTGGAGCTGCAATTGGAACGGGTATTGGATCTGCTATCAGAGGAGATAACCCTGCAAACATTGCAACCAATGCATTAATGGGTTTCGGTTTAGGAAGTTTAACAGGAGGAGTAATGGCAGCTAGAGGCGCAAGCTTCGGTGCCCTAGGTGCTCAACCAATCGCAGGGCAAATGTCTGCCACTGCTGTTGAAGGACAATTAGCAAAACAAGCTGCCGCTAGAGAAGCTGGATATTTATCCAACATTAAAGATTCATTCGGTGGAATGGGAACTTTAGCAAAAGGTGCATTAGGGTTAGGTGCAGTAGCTGGATTAAGTTCAATGGAAGAGGAAGAAGAAGTTACTCCTGTTCAACCTTCACCAGAACCAGGAAGCGTGATGCCTTTAGATTTAAGAATGCCAGATGTTGCTTATGCAACAGAGTATGGTTCAGCTGCACCAACATATAGAAGTTTAGCTGAAGGTGGAGATGTTATCGATACCGAGTCAAGATCTCTTGATGATGTCGTCAACAACTTCCCTCGTAAAGTAGGACAGATCGACGGACCAGGGACAGAGAAATCTGATGACATTCCTGCGATGTTATCTGATGGAGAGTTTGTCATGACTGCTCAAGCAGTTCGTGGACTAGGGGCATTGAATGGTGCAGATAAAGATGATAAGTTGGAACAACGTCGCAAAGGTGCCAAGATGATGTATGAAATGATGGATAAATTTGAAAGTAAGGTAGCGTAATGGCAGAAGAGATAGTTCAATATTCGAGACAAGCCCCCTTTATTGAGGAGAGAGCAGAACAATTATTAGCATCCGTCATGGGTGTTCCTTTAGCCCCTGGAGAAGAACTACCCGAAAGATTACCGGGTGAAACTGATGTACAATATGATTTACGAATAAAAGGTTTAGCAGGTATTCCACAAGCAGTACCTGCAAAAGAGGTCGCTCCTTTAGAGCAAGCACAATTAACAGCCATTCAAGAAGCTCAAGCAGGCTTAGGTGCCTACCGTCCTTTTTTAGAAACAGCGGGAAAAACTATCGGTGCAGGACTCGGAGCCATTGGCGCAGGGGTGAGAACTCTTGATCCTTCTCAAGTCGGAACATATATGGATCCGTATCAACAACGAGTTACTCAAGAGGCTTTAAGAGAATTAGACAGGCAGGCACAAATGCAAAGTCAACGAACAGCAGCGGAAGCTGTAGCGGCGGGTGCATTTGGTGGATCACGATTCGGTGTCCGTGAAGCAGAAGAAGCTAGAAACTTAGCACAGGTTAAATCACAAAGAATTTTTGAAGATCTTTCTCGAAACTATTTACAAGCACAAGCTGCACAAAGAGCAACAGCACAACAATTAGGACAACTTGGAACACAAACTTTAGGTGTGGCTCAAGCACAGTCTGGTTTAGGTTCCCTAGGTCAACAACTTCAAGGAGTTGATATTAACAGATTATTAAGTGTAGGTGGTGTTCAACAACAACAACAACAAAATGTTCTAGAAGCTCAAAGACAAACTGAACTTGCTAGACAACAAGAACCATTTAGAAGAGCAGGATTTGCTTCTGATATTCTACGAGGCGTTCCGACATCACAAGTTCAATACACTCAACAGCCTTCACCATCACTCTTCCAACAAGTAGCTGGTTTAGGTATTGCAGGTTTAAGCACCTTAGGTGCACTAGGTGGAACGGGGGCAGGCATTAGCCTGTTATCATAATGGCTATATTAGATAGACCCATGTTCCAGCGCCCACTGACCAAGGACGAATTACGCCAATATGGTATTCCTGCATTTGCTAATGGTGGTGTAGTTCAGAAGTTTGCTCCAGGAGGAGATGTCAATAGACCTGATTATTCAGAGAATTTTACAAAGCCCATTAACGTAAAAGAAAAATTTGATATAGCCACAACAGAGATGCTTGATCCAAAAGTTAAAGAGGAAGCAATTAGACAAGGGAGATTCTTCTCGCCTGCTGCTAATCTTGAAGAGCAAATATCTTTATTAGAAAAAACAATTGCGTATAAAGAAGCGAACGGGATAGACGCTTCTGCTGACAAAGCTGAGTTGAATAATTTAAAATCTCAATTAGTCCAAGAACAACAAGAAGTAACTGCGATTAAAGAAGAAGCAACTCCTGTGCCAACAGAACTTACAGATGCTCTTAAAACAGGAGACACTGAAAAGGTAAGAGAAACTTTACTAACACAAGAAGGACCGGGACAGGATATTGAAATAAAAACAAAAATCGAAGAACAAGAAAACGATAGAGATCCTCTTGGACCTGAAAAAGATAAACTATCGGAACTAGAAGCTATGGTAAGAGAAAGATCTGATATCTATAAAAAGATTTTAGGAGACCCTAAAGAAGGATTAAAACAACAAGGACTACTTCAACTAGCACAGTTTGGTTTAAATCTAGCGTCTGCCAGAGGAGGCACATTTGCAGAAAAGATTGCTAAATCTGCTAAGGATCCATTACAAACTTTTGCAGCTTTAGGTAGAGAAGCATTAAAAGATGAAAGAGCAATCGACATGCTAGCAATCAAAGGTGCAGAGGATGAGGTGGCTAGAACTCAAAAGGTTGGTAATTTTGGTCAATTGGTTCAAGATTATGTCAATGAGGGATTTTCTAGAGAAAAAGCTTTGGAAAAAGCAGAAGAAGTGTTTGCTCAAAAATCAGGTAAGACTATTACTGAATTAAAAAATGAAGCATACAAAGAATATTTAAGATTTTATGAAGCAGAATTAGGTGCTGGAGATGAAGCAAGAAATAAAGCAAATAAAGCTATTGAAGAAGACTTTGGTACACCTATGTTTAAACCAGATGAGCCCGAAGTTAAAAGGGCAACATAGAGAGGCTAGGCTATGGCCATCTATGAATATCAAGGCGAAAAGTTTGAACTAAAAGACGGACTTTCTCAACAAGAAGCCGAAATAAAAATAAAAAATTTTTTAAACGAAGAAGAGGAGGCAAAAGAAGATAAGTCTCCTGGCTTTTTTAAATCTTTCTTTGCAGGTATAGCATCAGGTGCTTTAAAAATACCAGAAGGTATTGTTTCTTTAGGAGCAGAACTTATTGATTTAGGATTAGATACAGACACAGCCACAGGTGTTGAAGAGTTTTTTGATAAGATAAACCCTTTCGAAGAAGTAGCCGAACAAACTTTAACAGGGAAACTAACTGAGGGACTTATACAGTTAGGTATACCTGGAGTTGCAGGTTATAGAATAGGTGCAGGTCTTGCCAAGAAAGCAGTTAATGCAAAAAGAACAGGTCAGTATTTAGATAAAAATGTTGTTGGAAAAAGTCTAAGAGAAAGACAAGATATTGATAAAGACTTATTTAAATTAGATTTAAAAAGTAAATTAAAAATTGGTGGCGGAGGATTATTAGGATCAACCGTTGGTGAAGGATTAGCATACACCGAAGACTTTGGAACAATTGGAGACACAATTGGAGGTCCTACAGAAACAGATAAAAGAGAAGGACTAGAAGGTAGAGATGAAGCCTTTAGAAAATTCACCAATCGTTTCAAGTTTGCAGTGGAAAGTGGAGCCGTTGGCGCAGGTCTTGGAGCTACTATATCTGGAATATCTAAAGCAGTGAAAGCGACTCCTTTAGCTAGACAATTTGACCGTAGTCCTATTCAAAGTAAAATAGGTGCAGGGCTAAATAAACTCACCTCTGATGGTGTACTAGGAGGTAGAGCTTTTAATATTTTAAAAGACGGAGATCAAGCAGCAACAACATTTGTTTTAAAGTCTCAACAGATAAGTGAGGATCTAGGACAACTTGCAGAGAAGATTGCAAAGCAAGGCTTAAAGGTTGCAGGCGGAGATAAACAAGAAGTATTTACTAAGTTTACAAAATTAATAGATCAAAGATTAAAAGATTTTGGTGATTTCAAAAAAACAGATTTTGTAGTTGATGAAAAAGGACTTATTGTTGATGGTCCTGCAGCAAATACCTCTTACTCAATTCCAAGAACAAAAACAAAAGTTAATGCTAGAGGTAAAGAAATTGAAGTCAACAATCCTGCTTTTCAAAAAAGACAAAGACTTCACGACTATATGAAAAATACCTTAAAAGCGACCGATGATGACATAACACAACTAGAAAATTTATTATATGAAAGTAGATATCAAATAGATCTAAACTCTTTAAGGCTTAACGAATCTTTTTTAAAACCTTTAATTAAAGAGGCTAAAGATGTTCTTGATGAGGCTAGTTTACCTCAAAAAGAATTACGAAATGTAGAAGAAATAAAAAAAACGCTTGAAGAATTAAGCGACACATTTTCTAGTCAGTTAGGTAAATATATGAATAGAGAATATAAAATATTTAAAACAGAAAAAGGATTAGTAAATAAACTATTCTCTAGTGGAGAATTCAAACCTACAGCAGAAATAATTGGAAAAGCCGAACGTGTTTATAGAACAGCCATAACTCAAGCTTGGAAAAATAGTGAGCGAACAAAAAAAGCTGCAGTGGATGCAGTGGAGAGAAGAGCAGCGCAACGTCAAACACAACCTATGACTTCAAGACGAGATCCTCTAATGGAGAGAGAAAGAAAAATAAGTAAACAAAAAGCAATTGAAGAAGAACTAGATCGTATGGCTAAAGATTATTTTGAAAACACTGCTCCGAAAAAAGCTGCTGATGCAGTGGAACTAATAGTGAGCACTAGAGGTAGAAGTTTGTTTGAAAAGCCTGACATAGGCATGGCAGGTTTTAAAAAATTATTAAAAGATGAAGCGAAAATAGAATTAGATGAGGGAGTATTTAAAGAAAGAACTTTAAAGAACCCAGTTATTAAAGAGCTGTTAGGTGAAATAGAAGATCCTTTTTACAATGTTGCTAACACAAACTCAAAGCAAGCACAAATTATGGCTCAACTTCAAACTCACAATAGACTTTATCAAGATAGTTTAAAACCTAGTGTCATACCGAAATCAGGTAGAGCAGTGAAAAGCACTTTGTTTTTTGATTCAAGGCAAGATGCCATTGATGCAATAAAATATTTACCAGAATACAAAGATGTGTATATAAATCCCGATGATATTGTTCCTATTAAAACAAAAAATGCTGACATTGTTCCTAGTGTGTTGGATGGTAAATTTACTTTTAAAGCTGTAGCAGATGCAATTAATAGTGGCGATCAAGCTTTAGCTGATAATACTTTAAACAATCTATACAAGTGGATGGTGCTAATACCAAAAAGCTTATCTCAACAAGCTAAAACTATTTACTCTCCTTTTACTCATGTTCGAAACGTGATATCAGCAGCTTTGTTCACCACCATGAATGGTAATATTTTGTTTCAAAACCCTGCTCAAACAGCAAGACTTTTTAAAGCTGCTTTAAAAGATGTAACAGGCAACAGCGCATTAGATAAAGCAAGAAGATTAAGAAACACTCGTTTAGGAATTAATGGTACAAACCCTGTAGCTGGAGAACAAGATCGTTTAGCGAAGGATGTAGGGACAGATTTTTATACAGGCAACTTTAATGAAGGCATGAATAAAACTTTAACTAGCGTTTCTAAATTAGCAGAGAAAGCAAGACGTGCTTATCTAGCTGAAGACAATCTATGGAAAAATTTTAATTTCGAAGCAGAACTAATCTCTGTCAAAAATAACTTTGATAAATTAGGGGTGACAGCAGACAATATTTTTGATCCTAAAAACCTCATGGCATACAGTAAACTTCTTGGTAGAAAAGTAACAAGGGACGATCCTATCTTTGATCGAGTAGTTGATGTAAGTCCTGACGGTAAATTCTTAAATATGACTGGAGGTGTTCGACTAGAAGGAGACAAATTATTAGAAACTTTCTATGAGAATATGGCTGCTCAGATTACAAAACACAACATACCTAACTACGAATATGTGGGAGAGTTTATCAAAACATTAAGAAGACTACCTCTCGGTACTTTTGTTGCCTTCCCTGCTGAGATTATTAGAACAGGTTACAACACTATTCAAAGAGGCTTAAGAGAACTACAAGTTGAAGGATTTAAGCAAACAGGACTTCGAAGATTAGCGGGTGTTGCCACAACAGCAGCAGTTGTTCCTGCGGGTTTAGTAGAGTTTGGTAAATCATTAGCTAATATGACTGATGATGAGATGAGAGCACTTAGAAGTTTTGTTCCTTCTTGGTCAACCAACGGTTTATTAATGCCCGTCAGTAAAGATGAAGAAACAGGTAAAGTAAAGTATATGGATTTAAGTTATATCTTTCCATACGACACATTAGTTAGACCTGTAAATACAATTCTTAATGAAGCAGCTAAAGGACAACAGTCAGGAGAAAGTTTAAATAAATATTTACTAGATGCTGGAGCAGTCAGCTTCTTTGAATTATCAAAACCTTTTATCTCAGAGTCTATTTTCTTTGAAGCTTTTGCGGACATCGTTGCCAGAAACGGAAGGTCAAGAGATGGCCGACAAGTATTTAGAGCAGGAGATTCTACAGGAGAAAAAATTTATAAGGGAGGAATGCACGTTCTAGAAACATTCGCCCCCGGTTCAGTAAGCCAGATAAATAGATTATTTAAAGCAGGAACATTTGGTTTGACTGATAAACGACCAGATAAGTATGGACAAGTTTTTGATATGAGTGACGAGGTCGGTGGTATCTTTGGATTTAGAGCGATAGAAGCTGACCCAATTAAAGCGATGCCTTTTATCGTTACTGACTTTAATAAAAAGAATGATAGTGCGAGAGCATCATTCGTTGGTGATGTATTAAAAGGTGGTCTTATTTCCCCTGCTGAAATCGTGAATCAATACGTCAAATCGGAGAGAGTAAGATTTCAAAACTTTAAAGAGATGCACAATCTATACAAAGACGCATTATTGTTAGGTGCTAAAAGAGGAAAAGTTTTAAAAGAATTAGGTCGTGTCACAAAAGCTGAAAGACAATCTATAATTACAGGAAGATACCTACCATATACTCCAGGAGAGGGAGTAAGGCAGGCATTTAATCAAAACTTTAGAGAACTAAGACAAGAATTAGGTAGAGACATAGTCAATCCATTTAATCTAGCGTATCCAGAGATCATGAAAATTAGAAAAAATAATATGAAAATTAATGTTAACGATGGTGACTTTGATTCTACCTTTATTGTACCCGAGGGCTTTAATATTAAAGAGATTGTCCCCGAAGCACCGCCCACGACCACTGGTCCAGTGACCAGTTCGGGAGGAGCAGGGACCACGGTCACCGGTAGACTAAGCCTTGATTCTCCTTTAGCACGAGATATAATAGGCGACGACACGCTATTGGAAGAGATAGCTAGAAGGAATACATAATGGCAGTACCAGGCGAACAGGAATCTTTTAAATCACAATCGTTTAGCTCTCCTAAGAGAACAACAGGAGCATCTAGCCCTTTTGCATCTGGTCAATCGGGAGCAGCAGGATCACAAGCTGCTCAAAAAGAAATTAAACGTACTCAATTTTTTGGAGATCGAAGAGATATCACTGCTGACCGTTTTGAAAGAAGATTAAAACAAGAACAAGAATATGAAAAATTCAAAGCTGATCCTACAAAGACAAAGCTAGTAGGAGGCACAACAAATTTATTTCAAGCAGCTACACCTGGCGGTAAGACATTAGTTCAAAAGGAAATGGAACTAGCTCAAAAGTATGGACCTACTCTTAGAGAAATAGGTGGAGACTTTATGTATGGTCTAAGTCAATTTGGAACTGCTGTAGGAGAAAGATTGTCCGAAGGTAGTATAGGAATATTAGGTGTTGTTAAAGGTATAGCTGATTATGCATTAGGTAAAGCCAACAAAGACTATGATAAATTAAATTCTGTACAACAAGAGATATTTGATAATCCCGATAAATATCCTTACGCCTCTAAAGTTCCTCAAGTCGAAGCTGTTAATAATTCAAGGCTACTGGCTCTTGAAGCAACAAGAGATGCAAACTCTTTTGCAGCTGATGCAAGCGGTGTTCTTGGTATTGATACAAATAAGTTAGATGAATTTGTTAATGAACCTATTGGTACTTTTGGAACTGCTGGTCCAACAGTAGATATGAGACGACCAACAGAAGAAGAACTAGACCCCATAGATATTGGTTATGTAGAGTCTGGTCAGTTAAAAGAAGATTTACAAAAGTCAGGCATCCTAACTGTTGATGATCCTGCAACACAAGAACCTTTATCCAATAGTACAAAGATACCAGGAAGTAATAGCACTATTGGAGACCTAAAAGAGGAACTAGAGAGACAAGGATATGAGGCTCTTCAAATTCAATCAATAGTTAATCAAATTTCTCAACAAATTATTTCTGGTCAATACACAGGAGACGTAGAGATAGATACAGGATTAACAGCGACAGACGATCAAGTATCGTTCACTCCTTATAACAATCCTTTTAATTTAGAATTTAGAGGACAAGAAGGAGCCGAACCTGGATATGGTGGACAAGAAGGAACTAGGTTTGCCTCGTTTGATACTTTAGATAAAGGAATAACAGCAGGGATAGATAGAGTCGCTGAGATTGTTGGAGAAGGAAAAACCACAGATGACTTTTTAAATATATATGCTCCTCGATCTGATAATCCAGAATCTTATGATAACTATTTAGCAACCCTACAAGACAAAGTAGGGGAAACTATTGAACCAAATGAAATTAAATCTTTAACAGAAGGTATTGTTAAGTTTGAGAATAAACCAGAATTAGCTGATCAATATTTAAATTATCTTGAACAACAAAAAGATAAATTATATAGTGGCATCGTTTCGTAAGACTAATGAGAATATTAACACATATAAAGAACTTAATACGTTCACTTATATTTAAAAGAAAGGAAAAAGATCCTCATGAAATACATTGGGGAATAGGTGGAAAATGAATGAGATAAAAATTACTGATGAATTGAAGGCACGGATCCGTGACCATGAAGGTTGTAGGGACGAAGTTTATTTAGATTCGCTAGGCAAAGCCACTATTGCTATAGGACATTTGGTACAGCCACACGAAAGAGATCGTTTTAAACCTGGTGTTAAAATAACAGCAGATGAGATAGAAGACCTATTTTTAATAGATTTGAATAGAGCATGTGCAGGAGCAGAGCAGCTAATCGGAGAGTTGTATAAAAGCGATAAGAGATTGCCTCAAGCCATTGAGCACGTAATCGTGGAAATGGTTTTTCAACTGGGAAAGACAGGCGTTTCAAAGTTTCGTAAGATGTGGAAAGCATTATCTGAGGGCAATAGAAAACAGGCGTCACTGGAAATGAAGGACTCCAGGTGGCATTCGCAAACCCCTGTGAGATGCGAAGCCCTAGCTGAAATCGTTGAAAACGCTTAGAGCGTTCTTCTAATAAAATTTGGAAGGCTTCCTTCTTCTAAATACCAAGCATATGCTGCTTGCCAGTCTTTCTTGTATTCAGCTTTTAGGAAGTCTTTAAACTCTTCTTCTTTTTGTTCTTCACTCTTAAAGAAATTTAAGAAGTGATTCATTGATCTTTTAGTTAAGTTAAACATGTATATCTCCTTGTTATTTCGAGGAGAATATAATGCTATTTTTTCTTTTTACTTGTGCTTTTTAAATACTTCTGGTGTGCTCTAATCTCTCGATGTATCTCAACCTTAGACCAGTGAGCCATGGCAGCTTTGTGAATATCTTCTTGAAATACTTTTAGTTGACCAACATCAAGTTCAATAGGTCTACCAATATTATCACTAGCCTCTTTCACTTCTTCTCTGGTTAAACTTAAATATAGTTTGCCGTCTTGATATACAATTCTACTCATTTTATTTCTCCCCAGTTATCTCCAATCTCTGCATCACATTTAACAGGAACGTGTAGTTCAACAGCAGATTCCATTATCTCTTTAATCTCTTTTACCTGGGTCTCATTGGCTACAGAGACGTTGAGTTCGTCATGTATTTGAATCATAGGAATAACCCCTACATCCTTCCACAGATTCACCATGGCTTTTTTGGTTTGATCTGCTGCTGAACCTTGTATTAACCTATTCAATGCACGATAGGTACCTGCTCTTTTTATTTCATTCCAACCCCAAGTTTTCTTAGCGTTCTCATAAGACATCATTCTTTTGTCATTGAAGTCTTTGTTTTCATATAATTCAAAACGACAACGTCGTCCGAACAGGGTGGTGATATACCCATATTGTTCGGTATATCTTGTAGCTTTAATAATAATATTGTTGAGGAAGTGAACATTGTCATTGTATTTTTGTTTCAATGCTTTGGCTTGATCGGGACTAATATCGAGTGAAGCTGCGAGTTTAGCGATACCCATACCATACATCAAACCGAGTCCAATTGTTTTAGCTTCTTTCCTTGATATTTGCGCCATATCAGCAGTTACTTGATGGAAGTCCTTACCCTCATGGAAGAACTTAATTAGGGTGTCAGCGCCCTCTAAACCGTGTTTTTTGGCATAATGTACGAGGAGTCTAGGCTCTTGCTGAGAATAATCTAAAGAAGCCCATTTGTGTCCCTCTTCAGGTAGGAATAAAGATCTAATCTTAGGACCAATTGCTTCGTTTCGAGCAGGCACCTGTTGTAGGTTTGGATTGTTCATGGACAACCGCCCACTGACCGTGCCCCCATATTCTCCTTTTAACTGATTAATCTCTGCATGAATACGACCATCGACTTGGTGTTTGAGGATTGAATCAATAAAGGTAGTGTGAGCTTTATTATATTCCCTGGCTACCGATAAAGAATTAATCAAAGGATTTTTACTTTCCTTCATCGCTTCATTACTAATCTTCGCTTGATTATTTATTTGCGTTCTTTCGTACTTCTCTCCTAGTTGATCAAATACTTTTTGAAGTGAAGCTGCTGTGTAGATATCAGATTCATCAATTTTAATTCCTGTTTCTTTTTTAATGTTTTGATAAATCTTTTCTTCTTCTGCTTTGAAAAACTTCTTTGTCTTTTCTGCTTTGTCTAAATCAACACGCACACCTTTCCAACGCATCTCAATCAACAGGCGAAGTAAATCTGTTTCTAAATTAAAGACATCAGTGAGTCCTTGCTTTTGTATTTCTACTCTTAGGAACTCCCAAAGTTTTAACGTTAACCTAGTATCTTGTTCTGCATAAATACCTGCATACTCCACAGGAACTAAATGCATATTCTCAATAGCTTTAAACCCATGCTCTTTACCGAAGTCTTCTAAAAGGTTTCCTTGTTTTCTCTCATTCAGGTAATCTTTCGCTAAACTATCTAAGCTATAACTAAATCTATTCTCATCAACTAACGGAGCTGCTAATAGTGTGTCATAAATTTTTGATACATTACATTCCACACCCCAACGTCGAAGCCAACCAATATCATAAGAGGCGTTGTGACAGATCACAATGGGATCATGTTTAAATAATTTACGAAGCCACCTCTTAACTTCTTCTTCTGGAAAATTTCCCCCTCGTGCATGACGCACAGGAAAGTATCCATCAAACCCTTCAATAGAAATAGCGACACCGACTACATATCCTTTGCCCGTGGCCCACCCGCCACCAAGTTTTTTAATCTCTGGATCATAAGTTTCTAAATCAATAGCAACTTGTTTGATTTGTGTTTCATCTGGAAACTTTGGTCGTGTCCACTCTGGTTTGTTTTCTTTTTTTAACAAATCCATTTGTTGTTCAAATATCATCTTAGTATCTCCTCAAATTCATATTGTGAAGTTGATGGAATAATGAATAAGTTTTCTTTTGCTCTGGTCATTCCCACATAAAAGACTCTTCTTTCATCGTCTCTATTTACAGCCATGTCATCAACTATTCTCTTGGAGATGTCAGTAAACAAAACAACGTTCTGACTTTCCCCTCCCTTTGCACCATGAATGGTAGATAATCTTAAATTAGATTTCTTACCTAGGTCATAGCCCCTTCTGATTATTTGCCTCATGTACACAAGTTCTTGATCACCGATACCATTGAGAGCGATATCCCAAGGAGTTTCAATGTTTACATTGAGTCCCCATTCTTGAGATAAATCTTGATAAGAATATTTCTTTTCCTCATCAGCACCTTTCATCTTCTTGAATCCACGAGCAATGCCATACTCACCAGACTTTATGTATTGATACATAACCTTAACATCTGGTAGAGAAACTTCTGTATTATGTTGAAGAGCCTTCCAACAATTAAAAGCAGTGAGCACTTCATCTTTGATTGATAGTTTATTATTCTTCTCAAATAAATATCCTTTGCTTCTTAAATCATTAGCAATTTCATTCAAGTAATAATTAGTTCGACATAAAACTAACCATTCATTTTCTCTAAAACTTAATCTTTCGTAATTAATATTAGATACTGTACCTAATGCTTCTCTTGAATTCCACTCTTTTGGTATTCTATTTTTTACTTTACCAATTAATTGATTAGCCCTGGTAAAAACATTTTTAGGTATTCGATACGACTGATCTAAAACTCTTTCATGGCATTGTAGATTAATTAATTTAGAAACATCAGCACCACTCCAGGAATAGATTGCTTGATCATCATCACCACCAAGATAAACAATCCTTGCTTGATCCATCATAATTTTTACCATGTCCCATTCCACAGGTTTCAAATCTTGTACTTCATCGACAATAAGAACTTCTAACTTCGGAGACATGTTTTGTTTTTTAAATTCTAAAATTAAATCGGTGTAATCAAAGACACCTCTTGATTTTTTAAAATGATAATAGTCATGAGCCACTCTTTGTAATCTTTCAAACCCACCTTGAATGTGACCTGCCTTTCGATACTCCTCATGTAGTGTCGTATTCTTTACACGATATAAATCAATTAAATGAAAACCATCGGGATCTCTACTTCCTACATTATTATTAGAACGTAGAGCAGGGGATAGATCTACACCATACTCTTGTCTAAACTCTTCAAAGTCTTGATCTTGAATCATATCAGTATGTGTGCAACCCAAGAATTGATAAGCACAAGAGTGTAATGTTCTAAACCATTTGAATTCTTTTCGATCAATTTTAAACTTGTTGACCGCTCTAAAAATGGCTTCGTTAGCAGCTTTTTTCGTAAAAGAAAAGTATCCGATTCTATCGGGCTCTAATTCTTGTTGTAGATTTTCTTCTACATATTTTAAAAGTGTAGTGGTTTTACCTGTACCTGGAGGTCCAATAATTTTATAGACGTGATCTAGAATGGTATCACCTCTTCTTCTTTTTGTTCAACAATCTCTTCTATTTTTTCAATCGAGTTGAACTTATCATTGTCCACGAACCAAACTAATTGACCAGGTTTGTTGTTGAGTTTTCTCTTTGTACAATCTCCACCTAAACCACGAATGAATACAGCTACTTGATTGGTTGTTAGAGCTGCGTGCTTTCTGTTTCTCATATACTCTTGCAACTGATCAATACGAAAGAACACTTTGTTTTCTTCTTCGTCCACGAAACACTGCCCATTGAGAATGTCATCAATGTCCATAGCATTTGCTTGGTTAGAAATATATTTTGCTAAAACAATTTTGAATTGACCTTCTGGTGTCATCTCTTCATCAGTCTTAACTTCAATTGCTTTTGATACAAGATTGACAACGAAAGCATCGAAGTCATTTCTCGACATCATCGGAGGCATTGATTTAGTTTTAACCAAACATTTTTTTCTAAACTTATGTTGGTCGTATAGTTCTTCAACGGTGCACACAATTGTGCTCTCTTGATTTATAGTAATATGATAAATAGCATCATCATTGTTTCCATACTGAGTGACGTTTCCTACATCAGTAATGACACTGTTCTCACCAATACCAAATTTTCTTAAACGACATTTAGATTTATTACAGAAAGAACACATTGGTTGATCTTTACATTTGTATCCCCAATCTTTCTTATCTGCTTGTTTAATAACCTTTTCAATTTCTCTTGGTCGAAGTGCCTCTTCAAAATATTCATGATGAAATTTATGCACTTCATCTTCAAAAGACTCTCCATATTTCTTCTTCGCATACACTGCATATTGAAATAAGAAGTTGTCTCTACTACCTTTTTGTACCTTACCATTTTCTGTTAAGTAGGCTTCAATACAATAAGGTGCATCTGCAAACTCTGATTTTTGTTTATCTTTCTTTAAAGATAATTTTTTTAAGTCATCTAGGGATAATGATTTCTTTTCTACTTCTGCAATAAAATCTTCAAGACCTAGAATATTTCCTTCATCACTGAAAGCATATCGATCTGTATGCTCTAGTCCATTATGATAAGGCATGTTAAGAAAACTACCGACTTCCCAATCAGCTTCGTTTCCTTCTCGTAATAATTTTTCTTGTTTAGGAAATACCTCACAATGTCCAAGCCCCATAAAAGAAGCAAGTTCTCTTATCTTATGATGAACAATACCTGCTGGCACATACTCTTTGAAAAATAAAAAGATGTGGGCACCACCACTTTTAGATTTAGTTACAATGAACGGCAGCTTTCGTCCTGCCAACTTGCGAGCTATCTCTACGTGATCGAGTGGATATTCATCGACATCAATACATCCCCATTTACATTTGTCTTCATCGTTAATAGGAAAGATGCCAATACTTGGCCAAGATCCTTTTAAATGGTTTTCCCAAAGAGAGTCCTCAACTGGCAACTTTCTAATGAAAGTCTGACCTTCAGTTTTGTTATCCTCTCGAAGACTCTCTTTAGGGGTGAACGCACCATAGGCACGCTCTAAACCAAAAAAGATCTCTTTGAATTGTGAGACCCTTTTATCCATTTAGAAAGGAATGTCCCCAGATTGTTCTTGTGAACTTCCTTCCTCATCTTCATAGCCGGCAACGACTTTACCTTTTCGGATAGAGTCGTGGAACTCAGAAGCAAGGTTGAAGATTTCCTCATCATTAAGGAACTCGTCCTTCTCAACTTTCCAACCATACCAAGAACCTTTGTCGTTCTTATCTTTGAAAGAACTGACGTTGTAGATTCTGTACCAAGAAGGCGCTAAGAAAAGCTTTTTAGTTTTAGGGTTTTGAATGAACTCATTCTTTAAACTATAAGCCCAACTTCTAGCAACCTTTAGTCCTGACACTTTCATTGAAAGAATAGCAGGTTGAGGTGCTCCTTCGCCTATCACTAGGACAAAGAAGTTAGCTGTTTCTTCTAAGTAGTTTCCGCTTGGAAGACGAAACTTTCCGTCATCTCCACGTACCGCATCTCTTGGTCTATTGTGTGGAAGATACTCATTCACAGGAGCATTACCTGTCCCTGTTCCTCTCTCTTTCCACTCATACCATTTTTTCTCATAGCCACAGACTACAAGTTGAACACCATCTGATCCGTAGACAGAGTTACTCGCATTGTTATAGATCAATCCAGGTTTGGCACCTTTGACATCTTCTAATTCTTTATCAGAATTATTCTGTAAGACTTTGAGTCTCGCTGTTGGTAGGTCGTCTTGTGTGACTGACTCTAGACCTGTGCCAGCAAACTTCTCGAGATCCTCAAGTTTCATTGCTGGTAGTTTATCTGCCTTTGTGGTGACAGCACCATTTGCTTTTTCGTTTGTCATTTGTTTATTTTTCCTTTGTTATTTTTTTCGTTCGATCTTCACTTTTTTATAAGTGAACACTCCAAATTTTTCTTGATCAACAGATGTCATCGAACCTTTAGAAATCTGTTCCTCTACTAATTTGGAAAGTGTATTCCATGGCACTGCTTTTTTATTGCTCGGGTACAATCCTTTGTCTTGTAACTCGTTCATTAAATTAACAGCGTCGGAATCTTGTCCACGGCCAAAGGTCAACTTTACTTCGTTCTTAATCACATCATCAAGACCAAGTTCTTTTAGTCTAGAAAAACAATAGTCTTCGTTTTCCATGGTGATGTTTGCACGTAGTTGATCCTTGACGGAAACTTTTGAGCCATCAGTTAGTGTCAAAGACTTAACGCCAGCACCTTCAATCATTGAAGGGATTACTTCGTTCTCTAACTGAAACTCTCTATCTTTGAGTTGTTTAATCTCTGCTTCTTTATCAGAGATTGTTTTACGAACATTATCTAATTCGTTACAAGCTTCTCCTAAATCAGAGACTTGTGAACTATCTAAAGTATTAAGCTTAGACTGCTCGTATGCTTTTTCTAATAGACCCATTTTATTCTCCTTATTTTAATTCTATATTTATAGGAATATATATAGCACTCTCCCTGTCCCATTTCAAGACTTTAAAATTATTATTTGTAATTTTTGCAGCTACGGCACAGATAATCCCAATTAATACGGGATCTCCCATCAATAACAAATAATCATTAGGGGTAAAATCTTTTAGTTTTTTTTCGATTGAAAACACAAATCGTGAGGAATTTACCTGGATTTGTTTTGGATTTTCAAACATGATAATAGGCATACCGAATCTTTCACAGTCGGAAATATCTCGATACCCACCATTAGGTAATTTAGTGTTAGTCGTTACGTATACTTTGCTCATTCTCTATCGTTTCTTTTATCGCTAATCCTATCACATATGGTATTTGAGGTACAACAGAATTTCCTAAACATTTAAGTCTGTCCACCCTTTTGGGTACCCCATGAGCCACTCTACCCACGTCGGGTTCAACGTCCCACCAGCGACCGCATTGAGAGGCTTCGTGTTTCTCTTCTGTTGTGAAGGACCTCCGTTGTTCTTTGAGTCTTGGACAGTCGGAGTTGGTAGCATCGCAGTCTTCGCACGGTGTTCCACTTCCGTTGCTAGTCCCCTCGAATGTCTCTTGTCTTTGTTCGGACTGTTGTCCACATAAAAGCTGTCGTTGCATCTCGTCGGAGTCGGCCACATCAGAATTGATTGTTTCACTGCCGTCGGTAAGTCCCTCTCCAGTCCCTTGTAACTTCGACCTGAACTCCCCTTCCAATCTCTCGCTTGTGCTGTTGGCCATAGTCTCGGCTCCCTCACTTGATCGTGCAATCTGATTTGTATCGGTTGACCACTCGGACGTTTCAAATGACCAGCGTCCAATGCCCTCTGAATTCCTGGAAGATTGCTCCCTCCCGATACTGCGTCTGGAGTTCTCCACATCACTTGTTCTCTCAAGTTGGCGCATCCCCCCTTCTTCGCTTTGTCCGAAAGCTCGTCTGGTCTGCGAATTTGATGTGCTCTCGTTCCGTCTGTTGTTTGTGGAGTAGCCCACAATCCAGACCCTTTCTCTTTTGTGGTTGGCACCGACGCTAGAAGCTGAAATACTAAACGTCCTTGCGGAGTAGCCTTCACTCTCCAAGTTCTCGAGTACGGTGTCGAGACCGAGTTTAATGTGTCCACCAACGTTTTCTCCAATGACCCAAGTAGGTCGGAGTTCTTTGATAAGTCTAAACATTTCTGGCCAGACATGTCTCGGATCTTGCTCACCTTTTTTGCGACCTGCGACGGAGAAAGGTTGGCAAGGATATCCTCCTGTGATGATGTCGATTTGATTAATTCCGTCTGCTTTAAGTTTGTCATGATTTAATTCCTTTACATCTCCATAGACTGGTACACCAGGAAAATTTTTATTTAAGACTTGCTGACAGTATTTATCAAAGTCACAAAACGCAACTGTTTCAACTAATCCAGCAGATTCTAATCCTAAACTAAATCCACCAATACCACTAAATAGATCTAAGTGTTTTAACATTCTATAATTATCTATATAATAAATAGTTTATTTAGGATAGGATTGCAAGATGAAATTTATATTAATACTTTTTGTTTGTATCAACGATCCATTGATACCGATCGAAAGCACTTGTGTTATGCAACCGTTAGATATGACATTTGATTCTATGGAAGAATGTCGATTGGGAGCAGAGTATATTTACAAAGATATAAATGATCCGAATGTTTACATGACTTCTTTCTGTGCACGAAAGAACTTGACATCTATATAAGTTATCCTATATAAAGAACTTAGAAAGTTTTTATTATGTTAAGAATACCGACAAAGCCGTTTACGGATAATCAAATTGAATACTATAGTTACATTAACTATAACTATTACAACGATCGTCTAATAGAAGAAGATCGCATACTAGACAGTATTGATTATCATCTTCCGACAAGAGAAGAATATTTTTATAGAAAAATAAAATACAGAGCACTGATGAAGCCTTGGAAGTATTTACGAGATTGGAGAAACTTAATGAGATTAAAATATTTAAAAGGAGGCGTTGATGTATCCGAACTTTAAAACAAAACCATTTAATCATCAGCTGCAAGCATTAGGTTGTAGTTGGGACAAAACTAATTTTGCCTACTTCATGGAAATGGGTACAGGCAAATCAAAAGTATTAATTGATAATATTGCTATGCTCTATGACCAGGGCAAAATTAATTCTGCTGTTGTGATTGCACCCAAAGGGGTGTATCGAAACTGGGAACGATTAGAGATTCCTAATCACTTATCCGATCACATCACGACAAGAATTACAACTTGGGTGGCACCGAGTTCTCGTAACAAAGAAGATCAAAAGAATATCGACAAGCTATCAGAAACTTTTGACGGCTTAGATATTTTCTTGATGAACGTTGAGGCTCTATCCAGTAAACCCGCTGCTGAATTCTTGGCCAGATATTTAAACTCAACGAATAGTTTATTGGCAGTAGATGAGAGCACCACGATCAAAACACAAAGTGCAGGACGTACAAAAAATATTGTGAAGGTTGCACGACTCGCTAAGTACAGAAGAATATTAACAGGATCTCCTGTCACAAAAAATCCGATGGATTTATATTCGCAGTGTGCTTTTCTTGATGAAGATTTATTAGGCTTTAGTTCTTACTACGCCTACAAAGCGAGATATGCAATCGAAGTCAAAAGACATACGTCGACTCATGCGTTTCCTCACATTGTGGGATTTAGAAATTTAGATGAGTTATCTCGGAAGCTAGCGTTCTTTTCTTTTCGAGTATTGAAAGAAGATTGTTTAGATCTGCCTTCGAAAATTTATTCGCCCAGGTATATCGAACTAACCAAGGAACAAGAGAAAGCGTACAATGATCTAGCGACATTTGCGATTACGCAGCTCGAGGGACAGACGCTCACGGTTAATAATACAATGACCATGTTGCTTCGACTTCATCAGATTACTTGTGGCTACTTGCCCACGGACGACGGCCAACCGAGCATTCCTTTGAAGAACAATCGCATGGACGAACTCATGAATGTTCTCGAAGAAACAGAAGGTAAAGTTATTATCTGGGCAAACTATCGACAAAGTATTTTTGATATCAAAGATGCATTGGCAAAAAAGTTTGGTGACGATTCTGTTGAGACTTACTTTGGAGATACCAAGGATCAAGACCGACAGGAAATTGTCAGAAAGTTTCAGGACTCCGAAAGTCCTGTAAGGTTTTTCGTAGCCAACCAACAAACCGGTGGTTATGGATTGACACTAACAGCTGCTCATACGGTTGTTTATTTTTCTAATAATTATGATTTAGAAAAAAGAATACAATCAGAAGATCGAGCCCACCGTATCGGTCAAAAGAACAATGTCACTTACATTGACATCATTTGTGAGAAAACAGTTGATGAAAATATCGTGAATAGTTTGCGAAATAAAATTGACTTGGCCTCACAATCATTAGGAGAAACACTAAAAGAATGGCTAATAGAAAGCAAAAAGAAAAAGTAAGTTATTACTTTGCGTATGGTTCAAACATGAATCATAAGCATATGAAAATGAGATGTCCTAAGTCAGAGTACGTAGGCAAATTTACTCTACAAGGATACGAACTTGTATTCAGAGGAGTTGCAGATGTTCAAGAATCTGAAGGTAAATCTGTACCTGGGGGACTATTTAAAATAACACCCGAATGTGAAACAGCATTAGATTTCTATGAAGGATATCCAAACCTTTACACCAAGAAATATCATTGGCAGTTTCATAAAGAGGATGGTGAATACATTGATGACAAGGTTATGTTTTACAGCATGGTCGACAAGCAAGTTGTTTACCCACCTGGAGAAGGATATTTAAGTACAATTCTTCAAGGATATAATGACTGTGAAATACCAATGGAGAATAGAAAAGGGATAACAGAAGCCTTAAATTTTTCTATCACAAGACTTGACTAAACTACATATTAATATATATTTATATAATAGGAGAAAGAAATGACGGACACGAACAAGTATAAGTCAATTATCGTAAGAATAGAAACACACACAAAGCTAAAGAAATTAGCGGGAAAAGATCGAAAAATCTCTGGTATTGTTTCTAGTTTAGTTGACAAAGAATATGAGAAAAGAAAGGCAATATAATGATAGTTCAACATATGCAGAAGAAAGAAAAGATGCTGAAGATTGCGGAAGCAGCTATTGAAAACAAAACCAAAATGGAACCAAACTTCACTTCAAAAGAAAGTTTGATTAAACAATGGTTAGCAGAAGTTTTTGATTACGCTTATGGTTTAGGCGAAGCATCTGGGTTGATGATTGCTCAGAACATGATCAAGAGCACTGATACTCAAATTAATAATATCCTCAAGAAGGATCCTCAGTAATGAGGAGAAGGGGTATCTGTAATAACAATTTTTAGAGCCTTTGCTCGGAAAGGTTGTATATTGCAAAAACTCTAGTCTAGTGTCTCTTGCAAAAATCTAAACTAGAATATCCCTTCTCCTGATTACTGACAGCGAGAGTTGGTAATCTTCTCAGAAGTCTACCTCCCAAATCAGATGGATGAGACCTTTGATTCACTCGCACGAACGGACTAGGGGCAGAAAGGAGCTAGGAACCCCCAAACCCCTAGTCTCAAAAGAAAGGAAAACCATGGACAAAAATTTATTAAAAGAACTGTCAGTTGAAGAACTAAAGCAGCTACAAGAACAAGTTAAAAAAGAAATTAATAGAAGAACAATTAAGATTGTAGAACAGGAATAAAAAAAGGGGGCTCATGCCCCCTTGATATTTGATTAAAGATTTTTAACGCAGTAATACTTTTTGGTATATTGATCCTGCATTAAATTCCAACGTATGTGTGATTCCGCAAAGATTATTAGCCAGGCTATATACTTGTAATCCATTTTATAAGTAAATCTTTTATGGTCTGGTTCATCTTTCATGGTAAGTCTCCAATGATTTGTGTTGTACTTCAATTCAGATTTTCGAACCTCTCTAGGTAAGTCCATAAAACGAACATTACTTTTAACTAGTATGTCGCCATCAGGGCAATCCTCTAAGTATCTTGACATGCTTTCTTATCCTTTCTGTTAAAGAGCAAAATTAATCTTTCGATTAATTTAATGTTATATAATAACCCATAAATATCCATAAGTAAATAGGACATACTGTCGCACCTATAATGTTGTAATAATTGACAAAGAATAATTTATTACTAATGTTTAATTGTACTTAGGCACAACAGTACAGACATTACTCCGCATATGTTGAAGGGGGGATTTCGGTCCCCCCTTTTTTTATGCCCGAATAGGAATTAATTATCTATTTAATTCCCATTGACATTTACTGTTTTATTTATCTAAAAAAACTATATAAATATGGATAAGAGCGGGAGTGTTTACCCTGTTTCGATCTCCCGCTTTTACAAGGTACAACACTATGTTGAACGAAATAAAAAATAAGATCGTTCTTTCTGTCCAACGACAGAGAATGTACGATCCGGTATTGAAGGACACTGTCGATAAGGTCTTAGTGACTTTTAACGACGGGACGGTGAATGGGTATCTAGCAGATGAATGGGATAACTTATTATCTCAGGTTGATTCGATGTTAGAAAAGGCTTTTATGATTGAGCCTAAAGCTGCCCAACCACAACTAGATTAACGCTGACCTAGTTTAACTCCCTGCTCTTCAGCTTTTTTGCAAGCACAGTCTTCGCCACAAGAACATTCGACTTTGGATAATCGGTTATGAAGAGATGCAATATAAAGGTTTCTTAGTTGACCCTGGTGTAATGAGTTGTGATCGAGTTCATAATTTTTCATTTTTATTGCCTTTTATTTAAGTGGAAACTCCACTATATCAAACTTTGAAAGTAAATTTCTACAGGAAAATTTAAATAAATTACTTGACTTTTAGAGTGAAAATTCCCAACGCACTTTAGGAACTGCTGTTTGTGCTTTGCTCCTTGCCCTGGATTGTCTTGTCCATTCGCCCCCTGTACTGACGTTTGATTGTGTCCAATTAGCAGCTTTGTAGATCGTTCCTAAATGAACAGCTGTGTCTTGATAAGAGATTACTTTTTCTATCTCAGGGAACTTTTCTTTAATGGCTTTGATCATTTTTGATAAAACATAAGTTGCTGTATTCTTGGGACAATGTTTGCTCAGAGCTAACCGACGCAGCTCTAGTAATGTTTTATTACTCAACATGCGAGCCACAGGTGACGACCAGATACCGACACCGACTACTGCTTCGTCGATCATAAATAAAAAACAAATATAATTTTTAGATCTCCATACATTACTAGGATGAAGTTGAGGTAATCTTGAATGCCATAGCTCGTTTAATTTACAAGCGACGGCTGCTGAAGTTTCTTGGATTTCGATATTCACAAAATGATTTTTTTGTCCACGATCCACTGCCCTGGGATCACGGTCACCCGACCAACGTCTTTATCAATTTGATTGGAGCCGATATCAGCTGCCAAAATAATGTATTCTTTCGTTTCTTTAAGAACGTAGCCAACAGAACGGACTTCGGGAGGTTTGATTTTGAGTGCTTCTTCAAGATCTAACCAACCCGATTCCATTTCATAGGCGTCTAGCCACCTAATTTCATAGAGTTCTGACCTGGGACTAGCTTTAGACTCATCGCTATCTGGTCGTTTTGATCGTTCTTTATTGCTGCGAACCATGCTTCTCGACCTTTGAGTACATTAAATCTATCAATTCCAAATTTCGCAAATCCTTTTCCGGCACCTTGCATGACGGACTCCCAGTCTACATCATCTCCGACCATGATTCCACCGTCTTTTATCTTCGGCCACCAGTTCTCGACATCATCTTGAACGGCTTCCATAGTGTGAGCCCCGTCTACGATAACCCCAAAAACACTGTTATCGTCAAAAGAATTAAGAATGTTTTGGTTATCTGATCTGTTGACATTGACTACCACCCTTTCTTGATCAATATAGTCCCCTAAATTCCTCATAAAATCGTCGTACATGGTGTTTAAGTTAACTTCTGCGTGTTCCATACCCGACCCTTCAAAAGTGTCAATCACATGCACTTTAACCTTGTGTTTTCCTGCGTAATCTAAGCTATCCATGAGAAATCTGGTGGATCTCCCTGCAAAACAACCGATCTCAACAATATCATCACCGTCTTCACAGTATTTAACGAGGTTCATATAGGCGTCGTGCATATTAAACCATCCAGGTATATCTAAGTATTTATACATTTCTACCGTACCTCCTTTCTATTATCCATATCTCTCCAGAAGCGATCACTTACTGTATTTTTCTTTGATCCCGAATCTCTGTGATTATCTCGGTATCCTTCTATGTATGTTTCTAACATCACTGTATGTATTATATCGGAAAATTTTTTCCTATTTTCTTGAGTAAGTTTAAATAACTTTTTTCTCTTTGCTTCGTCTAATCCTCTTCTGATTAAACTATTTTTTGTCGTTATGTCCATTAGTCTTTTCCTTTCGATACTTCGATAGCAGCTTCTAACATCACTGCTTGCATATTGGTAAAGTAATTTTTACCCATCAGTTTCTCTGCGAGTTTTCTGGCTCGCTTTCTTTTATCCGTTTGATAAGCGTATCGAACAGAAGTTCCTCTCCCGTCTTGATACTCATGAATCGGATTTACTTTCTTTCTTGTTCCCATGCTATCCCCTCCATTGGATGTGTATCTATGCCTGGAATCCAATATGGAACTCTTAACCAAGCGTAGTCGTTAATTAGTTTGATTGCTATGTGGTCGTATTTATAATCACCGTGACCTTTGAATGAAGGATCATTGTTCTTGGACCACTGCTCCAGACCTTCTTTAAGATTCATAGCTGCTCCTTTCACATGATGCATTGAACACATCTAAATCCATAAAGTCTTGATTGAGTTCTTCGACTTTCTGTTCGCATAGTTGCTGACTTTTCATTTCTTCTTTCATGAAAAGACATTCTGTTTGTCCGTCATTCGGTAAACAAAGATGTAATAAAAGAATGATTGTTTCCATTATCGTTTCATCTTTCTTCGCAATCAGATAAAATATTATCTAATTCTTCTTGTGTTTCTTTAGGAAAAATATCCCATAAGCTAGTTATAATTGAACTTAATTTTTGTAGTTTTTCTTTGTCCGTCATTTACTCCTCCATTTCTTTCTTCACGACTTCTCGTGATATGTACTTTAGCCCAGGTAGGACTGTTCCTTCATGCTCGATTCCCATTCTTTCCACGATATCCACTAAGACATGAATTGTTAAAGGATACGGTAATCTTGCCACGAACGACTTATCTTTAATAGTTTTTCGTTCTTTCGGTTTTTTAAATTCTAGAACTTTCTCCGTCATGATGTTCCTTTCTATTTGGGATTAAACAACTCGTCATAGGTGAACGCTTTTGATTCTTCCTCTGTTGAGAAGAAGATATCGATGTAATGGTGTTTGTTGTCTTCGATATACTCTTGCATTTGAGGGAGTATTTGTTCTTTGTCCCCGACAAACGTTTTGGAATACATCTTGCTATTACGTTCTTTGACCTTAATTGTTATATCCATTTCTATATAGGATAATATAGATATTAATTGCCCGTGGTCAAGGGCTAATTAACAAATAAAGGAGGGATCGGTGTGAGTGGGAAAGGATAAACACTCACGGCCCAAGGACCACGGAAGAATAGAATACCTCTATAAAGAGGAATTTCTACAAAAATAAAAAAAATATTTTCAAATTCTACGAATCTCACTCTTTCATTCTTCGACAAGCTATTATCATTGATATACTTTAATAGTAGCCAAATATTTCATTCTTCTAGTCATTCTTCTGAAGAATAACATATTCTTCTGAGGGGGCTCGCAAATCTGAATTGGATTTATATTTTTGTTGATTTTGTTAGATTTCTTCTTATAAGGGAATTATGAAGTTTAGAAAACCAGGGGATGATATCGTGTTGACTAAAGAGTTGACCGAGATGAGAGATGAACTGACACCAAAGCAAATAGCTTTTGCTGAAAACTTAGTTGCTCAAGAGAATCGAAAGACTGCAACTGAATGTGCTGTTATGGCAGGATATAATCCTAACTCTGCTAGAATTACAGCATCTAAATTACAGAGTGCCAAAGAGTTCCCCAAAGTTCATGCTTACATTCGAGCCTTACAGGAAGATCTTTGGAATAAATATAAAATTTCACCGGCTACACATATGAGAAGATTACACGAACTTGGTCTTCGTGCTGAGAATCCTACCTCAAAAGATATCAATGAATTTGATATGAAACCAGATCTCAAAACAGCTTTAGCTGCTGAGATTAGTAGAGGTAAAGCAGCTGGATATTATGAGAAAAAAGAAAAACAAACAGGGAAAGGAATTGATAACTTGACTCTCGAAGAAGTTGATCAAATGTTGCAAGACTTAAGAAAACATTCTATCATTGATCAGACCCCTACGGATTTGGAGGATAATGAATCCGAGACAATACAAGGCAACGATCAGCGAGAACAAAGCGATCAACAAATTTCTTGAAGAAGGTTATTACGTCTTTAAAAACTGTTGCGAACAAGGTCCAATTGATATCATTGTTGTTAATCCAAAGAACGGTAGAGCACACTTCTTTGATATTAAGACATCTCAAGGAAGTAGAGTTGTAAATGGCAAGTCGGTTGGTGGGTCGGGAAACAAACTCAAACCTACTCAAAAAGAACTTGGAGTCCGACTTTGTCTTGTCGAAGGAGAAGAGATTCGCATTGTTGAAAAAAGAGAAACAATCACCAAAAGACAGAAAAAAGAAAACGGCAACCCCTTCCGTAAAGCGAGGAAGGGAATCAACTTTTTGGAAGAATGTTAGGTCGATAACTCCGAACATTTATTGGACAAGAATTGAAACTTACGGAACCCCAGGAATACCCGATTTACTGGGAGTTTATGTAGATAAATCTTTAAAGAAGAATATTTCTTTTTGGTGTGAATTGAAGCTAACAAAAGGAAACAAACTAGATCTCTCACCTTTCCAAATTTCATGGAATTTAAAGCGTTATTCTCTATGCCAAGATAATTTTATTATGGCCAAGGGGGTGGAAGAGAGAAAGATTTTCTTTTGGCCAGGGGCCGTGGTGCGTGAGCTTGTGACCAACTACAAAGATGTGGAACCCTTGTTCACGGTCGACCAACCATGGACGCATGTGCTTGAGCCTGCTATCGGGCGTGTGCTTGTGCATGTTCCTTAGAATTTTGGGAGAAAAAATTTGCCCTGGGACTCCAGCTCCAGGTAATATTTTATTACTTTCCAGATGGCAGCTTGCTCCGCAGCTGAATCACTACGGAGCATTTTTTTTCTGAGTCGGGCAATCTCTTGACCCGTGGTCGTGAGCCTTGAGTCAGTCATAAATTATTACTTTATTTCTGATTCTGCCCAGGTGTTGCCCCGGGCTATGCTAGATTCTCCAGACTTCCCGACCAGTCTATACTGCTTATTAGGTTCGGGTCTGTCCTCTGCCTTCTTCAGCTTGTGCATGTATTCGTTCCATTTAATGTGATCGAAGTTGGGTGCGTGTCGCTTGGCAAACATTTGTATTTTTAAATCCACAAAGTGAGCCAAAGCGTCGTTGTTCCCGTCGCATAATTTTCTAGCTTCATAAACTATGTCAGCTAGTTCGTTTAAGTGTTTCTTTGTTATAGTCATAACAAATCCTTTCTATATATTCTCCCATAATCTATCAAAAAAGACCTGGAGCTACAAATAAAAAATGGTCATAAATTATTACCCCAACCACAGCAGCTGGATGGGCCGCTTGTGCTTGTCAGTAATATTTTATTACTTTTTACCCAGGATCTGGGCTGCCGGTGTGAGCCGTGATTCGTCATAAATTATTACTTTTTGAACTACCATCCCAGGCTCCAGCAGCTTCTGCTGTGGAGTAATATTTTATTACTTTTGAGCTGACCTGGTGCCAGGTGTGCTTGTGCGTGCGCCTGCGTCCTGTGCCTGTGCTTGAGCCTGTGCTTGTGAATTTTTCTCGGCCCACGGAGAGCTGCTCCCGCTGCGTGAGCTTGTGCGTGTGATTTGTAATATTTTATTACTTTTAAAATCTGAACACCTGGGGGCGCATGAGCATTTTAGTAATATTTTATTACTTTGCCCTGACGCCCCGAAATTTTTTTGAGTCATAAATTATTACGGATATAATTTTTCCCGAATTTTTAAAGTTCCTTTTAAACAATTAAACTGATTTTCATTTAGTTCAGTTAATTCATGTTTATTATAATGATTACTATAATCATCATCATCAAAATCAAAATATTGAATTTCATTTTCTACTTTTAATAAAAAATGTTCAGTATGATTATGTAAAGTATATAAATCTTGTCTTTCGACATTTGTTTCACTAACTAAGTAATATTTCATAATAAATACCTCACGAATATTTAATTAATTATTGTCTATATTTATATATATTTTTATATATAATTCAATACAGAATATTCAGAAAGGAAAAAACAATTATGAATATTAGAAATGTAATAGAAAGACTCACAAAAGTTTATTTAGATGAACATACTGAGGATTTCACAAAATGCGAACTAATGGAAAATATCCTTAGGGGCTATCAAAGAAAAATTGAGGATCGATTAAACATTAAATTTCAAAATGGTTTTTTTGATTACTCAATCCATAATACAAGAACTATTATTAAAAAAAGAATAAACGCAATTGCTGATATTCTTAATAATAGAATTGAGGGATTATTAGATAATTCTAATATTAATCTCTTTGTATGTTATGAAGAAAATCAGTTTTATGTTGCTGATTATTTTTTAACTACCAATGATAATAAAACAATTTCACAAGAAGCTTATGAAAATGATTATTTCACTTGTGAAGATTGTGAAAACGTTTTTCATACTGATGAAAGACGCACTTATTATGAAAGTGATAATGATTATCTTTGCCATGATTGTTTAAGTAGTACAGGTTGGTATTGTGATTACCATGATGACACGCACCATGATGATTATCACTGTGAAGCGAATGAAGAAGATAATTCAAGTTATTTAGACGCATACAACGCAAAAATTATTCTTGAATTTTTAGGCAAGGCAGTCGCTGAAGTGGGAATACAAAATGCAATTGTATTAATCGATAGTGTTTTATTTTATGGCATTGAGGTTGAACTTCATACAAGACATGAAGTTATTTCAAGATATGACATTGTTGAAAAATTCCGTGATACTATGAACTCAATTCTTTGTAAACATGACGGTAGTTTACATCAAGATCATGGATTTGAATTAGTATCAACAAATGCAACGTTTCATTATCACAAGAAAACATTTTGGAATAAGTTTTTTAATCTTAATCCTAATCAATATGTTAAAGCTTATCATGGTTATAATTGTGGTATTCATATTCACTTTTCAAGAAAAGCTTTTACAGATAATCAAATGAAACGTTTAAATTGTTTTTATAACAATCCACAAAACAGAGATTTGATTACTGAAATTTCTGGTCGTGATGAAAATCAATATTGTAGATTTAAACCAATGGTTGATTTTCATTCACCAATTAGAACTCATGGTGAAAAATATTCTGTTATTAACTTTGATAATAAAGATACAATCGAAGTGAGAATATTTAGATCGAACATAAAACAAATTTCTTTTTTTAGATATTTAGAATTTGTTCACACTGTGAATTTATGGATTAGATCAAATCATAAAAATAATGCTGATGATTTACATCACCATAATTATTTTGATTGGTTGTTAAAAAATGTTCACAAGGATTATGCTAATCTTTTAATATTTTTAGATGATAAACAACACTTCGAACATTTAAAATATATTGAAGAATGGAAATTTATTTACAATGATTTCAAGAACATAGTTCACGATTTCAGAATAAATAATTCAGAATTAATTAATCAAGAATTAGAAAGTGAGAATTAAAAATGTGTTTAATTATTTTAGCGAACGATATTAAATCATTATCCATTGATGACATGGAAACTGCATACAACAGAAATTCTGATGGCTTTGGGGTAATGTATTTAAACAAAAAAAATAACTTTGTTTCAGATAAGTTTTTACCAAATGATTTTAATGAAGTGAAAACTTTCTTCAATGATCATAAAAAAAATACTGATACAATAGCTATGCACTTTAGATATAAAACTGAGGGAAAGATCAATAAAAAGAATTGCCACCCTTTTATATCTTACAATCAAGATAATAGAACTATTGGTATGATGCACAATGGCGCAAGATTGCCAATTCCATTAGTTCATAAAAATTGTTCGGATACATGGCATTTCAATGAACATAATTTAAAACCATTGTTTAAGAACAATCCAAATGTAATTCTAAATAATAATTATCAAATAGAATTAGCTGAACATATTGGATCAGATAAAATGATTTTCTTAGATAACAAATCAAGAAAATTTATTATCATCAATGAGAAAAGAGGAAACTATAAAGGCGCTAATTGGTTTTCAAATGATTATTGGGATACAAGAAAAACTGCTTTTAGTTATTTATATCCTAATAAAAGTTTATCGCTCTATGATAGTAATAGCTTTGATTATGATTTCATTGAAACCCCTACTGATATAGAACTCAAAAAAATGTCAGATAGTGAAATTGAAATGTTTATAGATCACTGCGTCTATAATGAGGATACTTATCCATTAATAGAAACAATTAAAAACTATCGTAAAAAATTAGTAGGATAATTAATTCGGTGTTCCTGTTCCTGTGCATTTGGTGCAGGAACACCCACCCCCCAAAAATTACCACAAATCGCAGCTCCGTAATAAATTATTACTTTTTGCTCCTGTGCATGAAAATTTTTTTTTGCGTGCCTAACCAAAAAAAATTGAAGAATGAAATTTTTTTTGGTTAAGAGATACTAAGGAATTACGAAGTAATACATTACTATTGAAAAAAGAGGGGTACCCCCTAAAATTAGAAGTAGTATATAGTTAGTGCTAGTATATAAATATACACAGAAAACATGAGCGATTTACTACCAGATTTGTCTTCTATGTCTCAAGAAGAGAGACTTTTGTTTCTCAAGAAGCTTGAGCTAAAGAAAGTACAACTTGAATCTGCAAGGAACTCTAGGGACTCCTTTGGAAATTTTGTAAAAAACATTTGGCCCGACTTCATAGAGGGGAGGCACCATAAAATCATTTCTAAAAAATTAGAAGCCATCAGGGATGGAAAAATTTCTAGATTGATTGTGAATATGCCACCCCGACATACTAAGTCAGAATTTGCCAGTTATCTCTTTCCCGCCTGGATGATGGGCAATAACCCTAAATTAAAGATTATCCAAACCACCCATACAGCCGAGCTAGCCTATCGTTTTGGTCGTAAGGTCAGAAATTTGATGAACGAGAACGAATTCAAGTCCATATTCCCCGACACAGAGCTGCGAGCCGACTCTCAAGCTGCTGGAAGATGGGAAACGAACCACGGAGGGGAGTATTTTGCAGCAGGTGTCGGTGGATCTATAACCGGTCGTGGTGCAGATTTGCTCATTATCGACGATCCACACTCCGAACAAGACGCTTTAAGTAAGACTGCGATGGAGAATGCATGGGAATGGTACACTTCAGGTCCTCGTCAGCGTCTTCAACCTGGGGGAAGTATCGTTGTAGTCATGACTCGTTGGTCAGAAGACGACTTAACAGAGCGTTTGATCGAGGCTCAAGCCAAAGATCCGCTCGCAGACAAGTGGGAGATTGTCGATTTCCCTGCGCTCATGGACGACGGCACCCCTCAATGGCCAGAATTCTGGAAAAAAGATCAATTAGAAGCGGTGAAAGCCTCACTGCCCGTGGCTAAATGGAATGCACAGTGGCAACAACAGCCCACATCCGAAGAAACTTCCATAATTAAGCGTGAATGGTGGCAATTATGGGACAAAGATCAGCCACCGTTGCAATATATCATTCAAAGTTACGATACTGCGTTCTCATCCAAGACAACAGCGGACTATTCTGCGATTACAACCTGGGGAGTTTTCTATAATGAGATGACAGGTAAGCAAAATTTGCTGTTAATGGAAGCGGACCGTGGGCGGTGGGACTTTCCCGAGCTAAAAAGAATCGCTTTAGAGAAAAACCAGTATTGGCAGCCCGAACAAATTATTATTGAAGCGAAAGCAACGGGTATGCCCCTCACACACGAACTGCAAGCCATGGGAATTCCCGTGATCAACTTCACACCGAGCAGAGGAAACGACAAATTAGTGAGAGTCAACTCCGTAGCACCGTTATTTGAAGCAGGAATGATTTGGTATCCACCGTTTAAGTGGGCAGAAGAAGTTATTGAAGAATGTGCCGCTTTCCCTTATGGTAGAAACGATGACTATGTGGATTCGATGACACAAGCGTTGATGCGATATCGACAGTTCGGTGCATTGGTTCACGATTACGACGAGGAGATAGAAGAACGTCCTCGACGTAAGATTGCATTTTATGGTTCTTAGGGTATAAATACGTATGGCTGAAATTGATAAAACGTTAAACGAAGCACCTCAAGGTGTGGAAGAAGAAATAGTTACAGAAACAGTTAGCGAAGATACACCGCTAGAGATTGAGGTAGAGGGCGATGAGCCCGTGAGCCTTGGTCCCGTGCCCACGGACACCGGTGATGGATTCGCCGACAACTTAGCCGAAGTCATTCCCGAAGAATCCTTAGCGAAAATTTCAAACGAGCTACGCTCTCAGTTCTCGGTCGACCAGACCAGTCGAAAAGATTGGGAACAAAGTTACATCAAAGGATTAGATTTATTAGGATTCAAATATCAAGAAGTCAGTGAACCTTTCAGAGGTGCTGCATCAGTTTCTCATCCACTACTCGCTGAAGCCGTCACGCAGTTTCAAGCAGGAGCTTATAAAGAGCTCTTGCCTGCGGGCGGACCTGTGAAGACAACCATCTTAGGAGAAGCAACTCCTGAGGTGGAACAACAGGCAGAGCGAGTGAAAGATTTTATGAACTATCAAATCATGTACAAGATGAAAGAGTACGATCCCGAAATGGATCAATTACTTTTTCATTTACCGTTAGCAGGGAGTGCATTTAAAAAAGTTTATTTTGATGGCAACATGGGAAGACCGTGTTCGAAGTTTATTCCGAGTGAAGACTTGGTGGTGAACTACGGAGCATCGGAATTAGAAGATGCCGAAAGAATTACTCACGTTATAAAAATTTCTCCGAACGATTTAAAGCGACAAATGATTTCTGGTTTTTACCGAGATATTGAAATTGATGAGAACGACGAATTGTATTCTTCGTATTCGGATATTCAAGAAAAGTACGACGAGTTAGAAGGCGTTCAAAAATCGGAATATGCAGGACAGTATCAGTTACTGGAAATGCACGTTGATTTAGATCTTGAAGGGTATGAAAACCTCGGAGCGAATGGTGAGCCCACAGGACTAAAACTGCCTTACGTTGTGACACTGGAACAAGGCACAGGAAAAATTTTATCAATCTATCGAAACTATTTACCGAGCGATCCAATGTTTATGAGACAAAAATATTTTGTCCACTACAAGTTTTTACCTGGTCTCGGATTTTATGGTTTTGGTTTAGTACACATGCTTGGCGGTTTGACTCGCACAGCCACAGCCGCACTACGAGCATTGTTAGATGCAGGTACATTATCCAACTTACCTGCTGGTTTTAAATCTAGAGGACTTCGTGTCAGAGATGATGAAGAGCCTCTAACACCAGGTGAGTTTAGAGATGTCGATGCACCTGGAGGAGATTTACGAAATGCATTAATGCCACTACCTTACAAAGGACCCGATGGAACATTATTTCAGTTACTCGGTTATGTGGTGGATGCAGGAAGAAGATTTGCAGCTATTGCTGATATGAAGGTAGGAGATGGTTCGCAAGCGAACCCTGTCGGTACCACCATGGCATTATTAGAACAAGGCTCCAAAGTCATGAGTGGTATTCACAAAAGATGCCACTACGCACAAAAGGAAGAATTTCAATTACTCGCAAAATTATTTGCTACTGCTCTGCCAGGGGAATATCCGTATGAAGTTTCTGGTGGTAATCGTGCCGTCAAGACAACGGACTTTGATGAAAGAGTCGATGTCTTACCTGTATCTGATCCAAACATTTTCTCGATGTCACAGAGAATTATGTTGGCACAAACACAATTACAATTAGCACAGAGCAATCCAGAGATTCACAATTTATACGAAGCGTATCGCAGAATGTATATGGCGTTAGGTGTCCAACAAATTGAAAATATTTTACCACCACCCGCAGGACCACAACCGATGGATCCTGGTGTCGAGAACTCACAAGCGTTAATGATGGGACAACTAACTGTGTTCCCAGAGCAAGATCATATCGCTCACATGGAAGCACACCGTGCCTTTATGAGTTCGTATTTGGTGAGAAACAATCCACAAGTTTTAACTGTACTTCAAGCACACGTGATTGAACACGTTTCTGCACAAGCAAGAAAAGAAGTGATGATCGAACTAGAACCAATCTTACAACAAGAAGCTGCGAAGTTTGGAGGACAAGTTCCACCAGAACTACAACAACAGTTCCAAGCACAAATTGAAAATCAAGTAGCCGTGAAGATTGCAGCTATTACCGATGACATGGTCGCAGAAGAACAAGAAGCTTTACCTTTAGGTAGTGGACCCGATCCATTAGTCGACTTAAAGATGAAAGAGTTGGAACTAGAACAACAAAAAATTAATGTCGATGCAGCTGACGATCTTGCTCAACATAAATTAGAAGAAGAAAAATTAAGTTACAAAAAATCTATTGATGCCGCCAAACTAGCACAGCAACAACGAATTCAAAATCAAAGAACTGCTGTTCAAAGAGAGAGATTAAATGCCTCTAAAAAAAGGTAGTAGTAATCGTACAGTTAGTGCTAATATATCTAAACTGAGGAAAGAAGGTAAACCTCAGAAACAAGCAATTGCAATTGCTCTACAGAAGGCAGGTAAATCAAATGTCAAAAAAAGAAAAAAATAACCCCTTAGATAAAGTAGATAGGGCTTCCGTTGATTCTCTTACTTACGAATTTAAAATGTTATATAGTTTATATGTTTCACAGGGCCAAGATCCGTTAGCCATTGCTAGTTCTTTTCTCGCTGCAGGACAGTGGGCCATGAACCGAGAATTAGGTTTAAAAGAAACTCAAGATCTGCTAAGATTATTGGCAAATTATAAATACGAGGCACTGCCTCTATATAATAGTACGATACATTAGGAGATTACAATGGCACTAAAACCAGTTGATAAAAAGAAAAACCCAGGTCTTGCAAAGCTACCCACCGGTGTAAGAAACAAAATGGGCTATATGAAAAAAGGTGGCGTTGTGAAAAAAGGAGACGGTGGTATGGTTTTAGAGATTGGCTTACGTCCAGCTACTGAAAAGGAAATGAAAATGGCTAAGAAGATGGCTAAGACCAAAAAAGCTAATGGTGGCGAGGTCCGTGGGACAGGAGCAGCCGTCACAGGAAAAGGTTTCAAAGGAGTATTTTAATGGCTGTTCAACAAATGTCTAAAGAAGAGGCGAAGAAGGAAATTAAAAGACTCAAGGAAGAGATCAAAGAGGACGCTTCTAAAGAAGAAGAACTGATGGAGCGAATCCAAGAGATTGAAGATTTTCAAAGACGAATATATGAAGAAGGCAATCGTGAGATTAGAGATAAGACTCGAAAAGATTCTAAAAAAGGTGACAAAGTTGTTGAAGCCAAAAAAGGTGGATTGATTAAAAAATTTAAAAAGGGTGGGTCCGTTGAAGGAAAAAGACTCACAAGAACAGTTCCCCCTAAAAAGGGACCTAACTCTCAAGGCATGAGAGGAACTGGTGCTGCGATTCGTGGTACCAAATTCAAAGGAGTATTCTAATGGATATGATCAAAAAACTTTGGGAAGAACATCCCAAGAAAAAATGGCTCGTGATCGGTATTGTTATCGGTTGGGCTATCGCAACTTATGTTATCTAAAATTTTAGGCGGATCTTTGGTGGACACTGTTGGTAAAGTGATCGACAGTGTTCACACTTCAGAAGAAGAAAAAGGTCAAATCAAAATCAAACTTCAAGAACTAGAAAACGAAATTAATTCCAAACAAATGGATATTAACTTAGCGGACGCTAAGTCTACAGCTACAGGTATCGGTGGTATTATGCAACGATCCTGGAGACCACTGATTGGAATGAGTTGTGCTCTCGCAATATTGTGGGAGTATGTATTAAAACAATTTGTTATTTTTATTCTTGCAGCTTTCAGCATTCCACATAATCCACTACCGGAACTTGATATGGCTACCTTATTCCCGCTTGTCATGGCTCTCCTCGGCATGTCAGGAATCAGGAGTTTTGAAAAATTAAAGAAAATTAATTCTGATAAATAGTGGAAGTAAATATATATTCAGCAATTTTACGTCTAATAACTACTAGACAAGACGATATAAAGTCTGTAATTATGGATGGAAACGTAGAGAACTGGGACAAATACCAATTCCTAGTTGGGCAACTCACTTCTCTTCGCAAACTCGATTCAGATATTAGGGATCTGTATCGCAAATGGGAGGTAGACGACGATGACGTCACAGACGGGGCTGATAATGCCCAAAGAAAAAAAGATAGTGGGGATAAAACCCGCTGAGAAAAAAGAAGAAGAAAAACAAGACCTAAGTAGAGTCCCCAAACCAACAGGTTGGAGATTAGTAGTTCTTCCATACCGAGGTGTGGCAAAGACTAAAGGTGGAGTTTTATTAACTGACAAAGCAGTAGAAGAACAACAAATTGCTTCTGTATGTGCTTTAGTCCTAGAAGTCGGACCCGACGCTTACGCAGACAAGGATAAGTTTCCACATGGACCTTGGTGTAAAAAAGGCGACTGGGTAATTATTGCTCGATACGCTGGATCTCGAATCAAAATCGAGGGAGGCGAACTCAGAATATTAAACGATGATGAAATCTTAGGGACCGTTGATAGTCCTGAAGATGTGTTAGGAGTGTACGCATGAACGAAGTAGATAGACAAGTTGCTGAACTACAAGCTCAGTCAGAACAAAAGAAAAAAGCTGAGTATTCAGTAGAGGTTGAAAGTGAAGATATCGCTGCTCCTACCGAAGAGAAGGAAGTGGAGATTCCACAGGAGACGAAAACTTTTGAAGCAGAGGCTATTCAAGATGATGGTCAAGAAGAACCCGTTGTCGAAGACAAGTCAAAGCAAGAAGAAGTAGAAGTCGAAGAACCTAAAAAAGATTCCAAAGAAAAATATAGTAAGTCTGTTCAGAAAAGATTTGATGAATATGCTTATCAACTTGGTGAGTCTAGACGACGTGAAGAAGAAGCAATAAAAATTGCTCAAGCTATTAAAGCGGAACGAGATAAAATTCAAGAAGAATTAGGAAAGCTTAATAGTGGCTATGTCAATGAGATGGGTGGTCGTTTGACTGGATCCATGGAAGCAGCGAAAGCAAAGCTGAAGAAAGCTATGGAAGAACAGGATTATGATGCTGTCGCATCTGCACAATTAGAAATAGGACGATTAGGTGCAGAACAAAACAAGTATGAGCAAATGAAAGCTGCTGAAGAGGCTAGAGCAAATGCTCCTAAAGAGAAAGAGATTGAGATACCAAAACCTCAACCTCAAGCTGTTAAGGATCCAAAAGCTGAGTCTTGGGCAGAGCAAAACGAATGGTTTGGCAGAGATAAAGTCATGACCAACGTTGCATATGCAATTCACGAAGATTTAGTTAATCAAGGTGTTGATCCACGCACAGATTACTATTATAGTGAGATTGATAAAC